TCGATGCCCGCAAGGGAGTAGCAGTCGTCCTGCTCACAGCACCCCCAGTCGTGCATGTCTTGGGGGGTAAGCTCGGTGTCGGTCCAATGCTCGGATCGGGGCGCGTCGGTCATCGCTTGTGCTCCTCCTCGTCAGAACGGGATGTCGTCGTCGTCCACCATCGCAGGCCGCGCCGGCGGCGGGTTCTTCTTGCCGCCCGCGGCCTTCTTGCGCGCAGGCTGCTTAGCACCATGATTCCGGGAACCCTCGCCGCCGCCGCCGGGCAGGAAGCGCACGTTGAGCGCCACGATCTCCGTCGTCTTGCGCTCGTGGCCGTCCCGGTCCTCCCAGCTCCGCGTCTGCAGGCGGCCCTCGACGAGCACCGGGTCGCCCTTGCTTAGGTACTTCGCGACCGCTTCGGCGGTGCCCCCGAAGACCACGATGCGGTGCCACTCGGTCTGCTCCTGGCGCTCCCCGGCCGCGTCCGTGTAGGACTCGTCCGTGGCCATCGTCCAGGTCGCCACCGGCTTTCCGGCCTGCGTGTAGCGGAGCTCGGGGTCGCGGCCGAGACGGCCCGCGAGAATCACTCTCTGGTACATGGGTGCCTCCCAGGTTGAGGGCGCAGTGTCATACGAACATCGGGGCCCGTCAACCCCCTGTTAGTCATACGGGCCCCGATGGTACGCTGGCGCGACCACAGGGAGGGAGGGGGCAGCCTGAACGCAAGACGGCCCGGTGACGGGGTGCCACCGGGCCGTCGAGGCTGGATCGATCTGGTGTCCCTGGGAGGACGTCCGGATCGTACCCTCTCCGCGCTGAGCCGACAAGGGGGGGGCGATGGGGGTCTGGATCGACGACGCGCTCGAGCAGCTCGAGCTGGAGCGCACGGCGAAACGCCTGGATTTCGCTCAGGTCTCACCGGAGCGGGTGCGCCGGCTGCGGGCCATGAGGCCTCGAGGGGTCGACTACCAGGAGCGGCAGATCCGCTGCTGGGTGGCGCGCACGCTGCCAGAGCTCGAGGCCCGCTGGCCGGGGGGGACTCCGCGCAGCCGCTGGCAGCGGCTCGTCAACTGGTGGCGGCGGGCCTCCTGGCGCGAGGTGCAGGAGTGCGAGCTCTGGGTCTACCACGCCGCGCTTGACGAGGCGCGCCGATCCGCCGAAGGTGGTGGGTCCCGGCCCGATGAGGAGCCGGAGGTAGAGCCTGGGGGGCAGCTCTTGATCTCGTCGAGCCAGCTTTGAGGCGGCCGCCGCTCGCGCCCGTCCCCGACCCGCCGCAGGAGCCTGGGGCAGGGGCGCTGCTGGACGATCTGCGGTGGACCTGGCGGACCTCTCCCGGCCTTGCCATCTCCGAGGCCATGCGCTGGAGCGAGGACGAGCTGGCCGAGCTGGCCGGCCAGGCCGGCGCAGACCCGTCGGCGAATGAGCTGCTCCTCCTGCTCGACGACCTTCGCCGGCGCCCCGAGCCTACGGCGGAGCGGCTGCGGCGCATCATCGTCCAATCCTACGAGTCGTCGGCAGGCCTCGTGCCTGACCCGCGTGTAGCCGACGAGGAGCGCGCGCTCGCGCCACGCTGGAGCGCCGGCAACCAGTCGGTGCAACAGGCCCTGGGTGGCTTCCAAGGGTTGACGGTGCTCGCGGGCGCGACGGGGCTCGGCAAGAGCTCGTGGGCGCTCTCCTCGGCGCTCTCGGCGGCGCTCGACGGGCAGGGCCGGATCGCGGTCGTCTATCTCAATGCCGAGCTCGACCGGCCGACGGTCTCGCACTACGTCCGCCGCTGGCTGCGGTCGCACGGGCTCCTCGACGCCCCCGACGAGCTGGCGCTCCTCGGTCGCACCTTCCATCACTTTGAAGTGACACCAGCCGTCACGTTGCAGCGGATGGCGGAGGCGGTGCAGAGCGGGATCACGGGCGCGACCGAGCGGGTGCTGGTGGTGATCGACACCGTGAACACGCTGGCGGAGAAGCTCGTCACGGAGGCCGGGACGTCAGCGGAGTTCCAGGCGCTTCGCTCCATCGGGCTCTGGGCGATGGAGGCCCGGAGGCTGTCCAATGGCGACATAGGCTGCCTGCTCGTCTCGGAGACGAACAAGGAGGGCGGCATCTACGGGGCCAAGCTCCACAAGTGGGCGGACCTGGCCTTGCTGATGACCGACTCCGACGTGCCCACCCTGATCGACGTCCGCGTCGTCAAGGGGCGCTACGTCGGCTCGCCGACCCTCGGAGCATTCCGGTTCGATCCCGACACGGGCCTGCACCAGAAGGTCGACCCGAGCCTCCCGAACTCCGGCCAGGGGCTGGCGGCGGGCGTGGCGGGGTGGTGGCACGAGGGAGAGTCGGTCGATGAGTAAGCGACGCACTCCGCTGCCCCAGCCGGCGGTGACGGATGTGCCGTGCCCTTTGTGCGGCGACGTCACCGGGAAGCACCTGGTCTCGTCGAGCACGGGCGCAGGGTACGCGTGTCCGGAGTGCCGGAGCTGGATCTCGGTGCGGGGACTCTCGCACTACCTGGCGCCCAGGAGGAGGCGAGGAGCATGAGCGAGCCGCGGGCGATAGGCGGGCTCCTCGAGGAAATCATGCAGGCGTGGCGCGTCTCGCGGCCGTGGGTGCGAGGGGCCGCTGCCGCCCGTGGCCCCGCACCTCCCCCGGCTCCCATCCCGGAGCCTGCGCGTGCGACGTGGCGCGCCCGGATCGAGGCCGAGGAGCGTCGCGCCTTGCTCATGGAGCATCACGGAGGCCTGGGCTGGGTGTGGTCGCTGCGGGCCCGGAGCTGCGTGCTCTGCGGCGACGTGCATCGGATGCGGGTGCACGTCCCGGACACCCACACGGTCGTCGCATCGTACTTCTGTTGGGAGTGCGACGTGGACATGCGCTCTCGGGAGACGTGATGCCGAAGGCCTCAGCCGGAGCCGTTTGCAACGTGGAGCGGTGGTGCCTGGTGGACGCGATGACAGGGCTCTGCGTCCATTGTGGGCGCCCATGGCGCCTCGTGCGGATGAACCCTGACGGGAAGCGTCCGAACGGATCGATGCGGCAGGCGGCGGCGGCGCTGCCCCGGTCGAGAGTGCGCCCGGACGAGCTCGACGTGTGGGAGTCGTTGCAGCGAGGGGAGCTCTATCGCGAGATGCAGGCCCGTCTCAGTCTGAGCCAGTCACGCGTCACCTGGCTCACGAAACGGATGGCGCAGAGGGCGGGCTACGATGACCCGCCCAAGGAAGAGTCACACGACTGAAGGACCATTCGAACCGCCCCGTTCGGTCCGAAATCTCAACGGGGCAGCGGGAGGAGATCCGTGCCGTTTCGGCAGCTTCGGCGAGAGCGGTCCACCTGCCCGGTCTGCGACCCGGACGGTCGCGGCATCCGGCTCACGGGCCCGACCTGGGTCCTGCGGATGGTGGACCTGCCCGAGCTCCCGCATCGCGTCGCGACATGCGATCGCTGCGGACGGCTCTGGGATCTGGAGCAGGGAGCGTGGACGGAGATCTCCTGGCCCGCCGGCTCGTCCCCGTCATCGGACGTGCAGCCTGCCCTGCAGCTCGAGCGCGGTAGCCGGGAAGAACCCGGTGGTGGCGCGCCAGGCCCGTCCGACCCGGGGGCGGGGGTGCTCGAGCTCCAGGGAGGGGGTGAAGACAGCCCGCTGCGCTAGCCGTTGCTCGCGGCTCGTCGGCCCCTCGGCCCAGGAGGGGAGGCGAGGCCGGGCCCCCTTGGTGCAGGGCCCGGCACTCGCGGCGGGACTTCATGGGAGATGGACTCTCCGAGCACAACCCCCCCCCAACGGGTGCTCGGAGAGTACATGAGTCGGTGGTCCTTAGCACCACGGAGTAACCCGGGGTCCGTCCGCAACCCGGCCGTGACCGGATCTGTCACACCCCCGGAGGGCGGTACGCCAGAATCGGGCGAAGGGGGGGCGAGCTCGCGTCGACGCGGGCAAGGGCCGTGCCGCCGCTCTCGCCCCTACGCCGCCCAGACGGAGCCCGCCGCGCGCAGGCGCGTCTCGAGGAGCCCCAGCCGCTCAGAGTCAGTCATCGGAGCCACGCGGAGACGGCATCACGCTCACCACACCGACGATCAGACGGTCCGTCTCGAATCGCAGCACCGCTCGGAGCGCGCACAATGTGACCAGACCCGGGACGTGGTCGCCCGTCTCGACGTGAGAGACCGTCCCCTGCGTGAGCCCCGCACGCCTCGCGAGCTCACTCTGCGAGAGCCCGCGAGCCCGGCGTAGGCAACGGATCCGCGCGCCCAAGCGCGCCGCGTCGACGACCACCGACGCCACACTGGCATCCGGTAGCTCCGGGAGCAGACCCCCCTGCAGGCGCTCGGGCAGACTGCCATCGGTCCAGGAGTCGGCGGTGCTGCTCATGTCGACCGCCTCCGCCCGATCCGGGCGATTGGCTGGCCGACCAGGTCGGCGCAGAGCGGGCAGCGAAGCGCGCCGTGCCTCTGCAGGCGGTCGTGGGCGCGTCCTACGGCGCCGAGCGCATGCAGCAGCTCCGCCCACAACGGGCGGCGCCGCCGGCCGGCGCGGAAGAGCCTGGCGCATCGGCGGCAGAGCCCGTGCGTGCGTGTCTCGACGGCGCGGCCGCTCCACGGCCAGACCCGCACCCACCGCCGGCGGCAACGGACGCCCGGAGCGCCTTGACATCGGTAGAACGCCAGAGTCCAGCGTGCTTGCATGGCGTAACCCCCTTTCGACGTGGATACTATGCTACGCAGGAGGAAAACGGACAACCATCGCCTCGGCCGGTATTGGAGCCGCTCGCGGCAGCGGCGTTGCCAGGCCGACACCTGGGAGTGCTAATGAGGATGGTGCGGCGCGCCTCGGAGGCTCGAGATCGTGACGCAGGAGGGTGACACGGGCGGCATTCTGCGCGTGGGCGTGCGCCCCGGGTACGAGGGCCTCGCGCGGATGCTGGTCGCCGCGCTCGAGCACGCCCAACGGCACAAGGGGCACGCGCGTCACGGATCGTCCCCGATATTCGAGGAGCAACACATGCTGACGATCCGCTCTGAGGTCGGCGACGGATTCACGTGGGGGCAAGCCCTAAAAAAAGCGCGCGAGGCGCGGCGCCGCGGCGACCTGGCTGGGGCGTTGACCGAGATCCACGGCGCCATCGCCTATCTGGCGGGTGAGGGGCTCGCGCTCGAGCGTGAGCTCGGAGGGGCTGGCCGTGTTCCGAAGCGCTGATCACGCGGTGGCCATGTGGGTGGAAGAAAGCTCGCGCCGGCGGGCGCCGAAGGGCCTCGATCCGGTCGCGATACGAGGCCGGATCTACGCAGACAGGTGTCCACGCTGCGCGCATTCCTCACACCAGCGTGTGGTCAACCGGCGGCGGGAAGCGGAGGAGCGCTGCGCGCGCTGCGGAAACCCGTGGCCCTGTCGCGAGGCCGAGATTCTCAAGGGCCAGGTCGACGTCGGTCGCCGCCTGGGAGGCGACCAGAGCGCGCTTGATCTGGTCGCAGAGCTCTCGCGCCTGATCCACCGCGTGCCAAGCCCCGAGGCAGAAATCCTGGTTCTCTACGCCGGGTATGAGCGCGGGCGGGATTGGACGGCGGCTCGAGCGAACGCGGCCGGGCTCTCCGATTACGGCGGAGAGCCGTGGACGCCGGAACGCATCCGTCGGGCGGTCCGCGATGCGCGGCGAGCCCTCGAGGCGGAGCTTGAGCGGGCTGGCCTGCTCCAGGTGATGGCGTGACAGGTATGCGAAACGCGCATGACCCCTTGTGCTGCGCCCCGCGGTGCGGCTTGCTCCCGCGAGACTGCGCGAGGTGTGGCTGAGGGGCCGGCCGCACACCGGCGCCGTCGGTCATGGCTGAGCCGTCGCGCCATCCCCTTTTGGCGCGCGCTTCCGCGCCGGCGCGGCGGCTTGGTCTGACTCCTGCCCGCATCGGGAGCAGCATGGCCGGGCTCACGATTGACACCAACCTCCCGGAGGTGCAGGCGAAGCTCGGACGGATCGGGCGCCGTCAAGTCCCATTCGCGACGGTACTGGCACTCACCCGTACGGCCCAGGACGGCCAGGAGGCCGTCCGCAGTGAGCTCCCCAGGCGCTTCACGCTCCGCAGCTCGTGGCTGCAACGCGGTATTCGCGTTCAGGCCGCGAACAAGGCTCGGCCGGTCGCGCGGGTCTGGTCGCGAGACGCGTTCATGGTCCTGCAGGAGGTCGGCGGCACGAAGAGCCCGCGTGGGCGGGCCATCGCGATCCCGAAGGCGATCCGTCGCTCCGAGCGCTCGCGGATCCCGAGGAGCCGCCGCCCGCGGGCGATTCTTAGGCGTCCGCGGACCTTTGTCGCGCCCCTGCGCGGTGGGGATGCAGGGATCTTCCAGCGCCGCGGCCGCCGTGGCGCGGTCCGATTGCTCTACGCCCTCGAGACCGACCCGGTGCGGATCGATCCGCGGTGGGGGTTCCGCTCCACCGTCCAGGACGTCGTGGATCGCACGTTCGCGGGCCACTTTGGCCGCGCGCTGGCGCGCGCTCTCGCCACGGCACGCTAGGAGGCGTCGCGTGGGAGATCACTATCGCCGCCGCCCGTTGTCCGGGTCGGAGTTCCACGTCCGCCTCGAGCGCCTCCTCGAGCTCGAGCCGGGCCTCTCCGTCACAGGAGGCGCCCGGTCAAAATCTCGGAGTGTCGCGCTCGGCGCGAGCGAGGGCGATAGGCACCGGCACGACCGCGCCGGCGTAGCGGCCGACCTGGTGCACGACGGCCAAGCCGATCCTGAGGTCCGGGATCGCGTCCTGGGCTACGCGAAAATCCTGGGACTGTGGGGCGTCTGGCACGACGTGGGACAGGGACTGCATCTGCACACGCAGAGCGTCCCGCCCGGCTACGATGGGCCCGAACTCCGACCCTGACCAAGCGCTGCGCGGAAAGCGCAACGCGTTCGCATGAGGGAGAGCTGCGCCATGGCACTCGCCGCGAACGTCTACTATGCGCCGCGCTGCGCGCCTCTGGGGTCGTGCTGCCCGTTGTGTCGCTTCGATCCGTGCCAGTGTGCGCCGCATGAGCGCGGTCCCCACGCTGCGATGCAAGAGCTCGTCGCAGAAGATCTCGAAAGGCTGCTGCGCGAGAGCGGTCCTCACTCTTGCCGAATCGTGGCCCGCTGGCTGGCGCACCTCTGGGCAGAGATCCGCGACGATGCTTCGCGACTCGCCCTCGCCGAGAAACTCATGCAGGACAGGCGTGCGGGGGAAAATGGGTCCTAGGTCGGCCCCCCCGTCCACGGGTGACGCGCGAAGCGTTTGCTTCCGTAGATTTTCCCCCTCGGCGGAAGGTGCTTTTCTTTCCATGGTGAGGCCGTGGACCGGCTGACGGCGAACCGTCGTGAGCTCGCCGTGCTGCTGGGCGTCTCGATGCCGACGATCGATAGCTGGGTTACGCGAGGGCTGCCGGTCGTCCAGCGAGGCTCCCGCGGCGTCGCGTGGCAGTTCGATGTCGCGGACTGCTTCGCCTGGCGGCTCGACTACGAGGTCGCCAAGGCAGCCGCGCAAACGGAAAACGTCTCGCTCGCGGACGCAGAAAGACGTAAGCGGGTGGCTGATGCGCGGCTTGCGGAGATCGAGCTTTCCGAGCGGCTGCGCCAGGTAGTGCGCGTCGAGGACACGGCCCGACTCTGGGAGGGTCGCATTGTTGCCGCCCGCGAGACGCTCCTCCAGACGCCGAAGAGACTCGCCCCGACCCTCGTCGGAGAAGACGACCGGCAGGCGATTGAAGAGACAATTGAAAGAGAGATCCACCGCGCGCTCGAAGAGCTTGCTGAATGGGAGCCCGACGAGGATCCCGGAGCCAACAGCGACGACTCCGACGCCGACGCCGACGCCGCGCTCGAGTAGTTGGGACGAGCTCGATTTCACTGAGGGCCGCGGCGCGCTGGGTGGTCGTTTGCGAGAGCTGGCGCGCACCTTCCGGCCGCGCCCTCCGCTGCGTGTAAGCGAATGGGCCGAGCGGTATCGCCGCGTCGAGAGTAACGCGGCGATGCCCGGACGGTGGGTAAACGACCTGGCCCCGTTCCAGGTCGAGCCCATGGACGCCTGCGCGGACCCCCACGTCCGCGAAGTAACTCTCGACTGGTGCGCCCAGGCCGGGAAGAGCTCAGGCGTGCTCGGCAACGCGATCGGGTATCATGTCCACTACCGGCCTTCGTCGATGATTTACATGGCTCCCAACAAAGACGATGTCGAGGACTTCGTCAAAGAGAAGCTGGAGCCCATCATCGACGAGACGCCGGTGCTGCGTGCCCTGATCGGCACCCGGCGCGGGTCGCCCCGGTCCTCGACGATCCGGCACAAGCAGTTTCCGGGAGGCTTCTGGCTGGGCGTAGGATCCAACTCGCCGCGTGGGCTTCGCGGCCGGTCGGCGCCCATCATCATCGAGGACGAGTGCGACGCCTACGTTCCGACAGACGAGGGAGATCCGTCCGAGCTTCTCTGGCGACGCGCTCGGACGTTCCCGAACAAGCGACGCATCCGTGCGACGACGCCGACGGTCAAGGGGCGCAGCCGCGGCGAAGCGGCGTATCTGCGGTCCGATCGCAGGCGCTGGTGGGTAGCGTGCCCTCATTGCGGCGCTCAAGACACATACCGGTGGGCGAATTTCCGCATCGGCCGCGATGCCGACGGCGAGAAGATGGCCGCAGGCTCGTGCATGGTGTGCGAGACGTGCCAAAGCGATATCCACGACCGGCACAAGCGAGGGATGAACGCGGGCGGTCGCTGGATCGCAGAGCGTCCGTTCCGGGGCCACGCAGGTTTTCACCTGCCGGCGATGGCGCTGCCGTGGATCACGTTCGAGGAGCTCGCCGAAAACTTCCTCCGCGCGGAAGCGGAAGGCGACCTACAGACCTGGGTCAACACGGATCTCGCCGAGACCTGGGACGAGGGCGGCGCAGCCGTCGAGCCCGACGCGCTGCGCGCGCGCCTGGAGGACTACGGGGCACAAGCGCCTGACGGCGTGCTCATGGTCGCGGCCGGGGGGGACACCCAGGACGACCGCATCGAGGTGTCGAGGTGGGGCTACGGGCTCGGCGGCGAGTCCTGGCTGATCGACCACACGATCCTCTACGGCGACCCCGCCGAGCTTCTCGAGGCTCGTGTCGACACGCGGCTGGACCAGGTGCTGCTCGCACCGATCCAGCGCTCGGACGGGGTCACGCTCGCGTGCGCGGGAAGCTGCATCGACGCGCAGGGCCACTATTACGAGGAGGTACTGGCCTACACCCGCAAGCGCGAGCGGAGAAAGCGCTGCCCGGTAGCGGCCATCCGCGGCGGCAAAGAGTGGACCGCGCCGCTATGGCCCATGCGTGCTGCGAAGAGCAGCAAGAAGAGGGCGCTGCGCGGCAACGTGTTCACTATCGGCGTCGCGGTCGGGAAGCGGGCATTTTTCCAGCGCGTGGCCCGTCACTTGCCGGAGGGCGCTGCCGGCGCAAGCGGGTACGTCCACCTGCCGCAGGCCTGGCGCACGCCGCTGGGCGACTTCGTGGAGATGGACGAGGAGTTTTTGGCGCAGCTCGTCTCCGAGCGCGAACGCATGCAGCGTCGCCGCGGTCAGGTATCACGCTGGTTCGACGAGGTCCATCCTCGCCACGAGGCGCTCGATTGCCGGATCTACGCCGACGCCGCCGTCGCCTGGCGGGCGCCCGACTGGCGGGCGCTCGAGCGGACGCGGACAGCGCAAGCCGAGGCCGTGCGCGAGCAGGCCACGGAGGCAGAGGAGCAAGCCGCGCAGGAGATGCCCGCGCCCGCTGCACGGGGGTCAGATCGCGGAGTTCGCAGACCTGGGCGCCGCCGCGGCGGGTGGGTCACGAGGTATTGAACGATGCCGCTCCCCACTCTCACGACCGAGCCCGTCCAGGTCGTCCAGGGGACCGACGTCGCTTGGGAGATCGCAACGCCGGGCACGCCTCCGCCTGCGTGGGTGGTGACGTACTACTTTGACGGGCCGGGCGAGTTCGAGCTGGTGGGCTCGGATGCCGGCAACGGGCGCCATCGCGTAGAGCTCTCCGCAGCCGCGAGCTCGGCGCTGGCGCCGGGGACGTACCGCTACCAGGCGCTGGCCATGGACGGCGACGAGACATCTCTGGTGCGTGCGGGGCCGTTGGAGGTCGTCGCCAGTCACGCTGACCAGACGCTCACCGGGGACCAGCGCTCGCACGCGGAGGTAATGCTTGAAGCGATCGAGGCTGCGCTCGAAAATCGCGCAACCAAGGATCAGCAGTCGTACACGATTGAGGGTCGCAGCCTTGAGCGGCTGGACTTCCGGGAGCTCCGCCGCGCTCGCGCGCAGTACCGCGCCGAATTGGAAGCCGAACGCCGTGCAGCCGTATCGGGCCGCGCGCCGCGCCGTGGCCCGGGCAAAGTGCGCATGGTGCTCTCCTGATGGCATGGCGTGATTCCTTTCGGCTGCGCCGGCGTTCACGTCGACGGGCGCGCCATGCGTCGGTCGGGTCACTTCCGAGTGCGTCGCAGGATCGGGCTCCCCGTGCCCGCAAGATTGAAATGGCGAAGGGGTCTCGGCTGCTGGCTGGGTGGCCGCTCTCCGGGACCTCCGCCGATGCCGACATCCAGGGCCGGCTGCCGGTGCTGCGAGGACGCGGCCGAGACCTGGCGTGGAACAACCCCTACGGCAGGCGGTTCCTTCGACTCCTCGAGCAAAACGTAATGGGCCTGGAGGGCCTCGAGCTCGTTTCCGAGCCGCGCGACCCGGACGGGGCGATCGACGTCGCTGCGAAACGAAAGATCGAGGCCGCCTGGAAGCGCTGGGGCAAGCGTGGTACCTGCACCGTGTGCGGGCGCTTCTCCTGGGCTGGACTGCAAAGGCTCGCTCTGCGGACCGTCGCGACGGACGGGGAGATCCTTCTCCGCCTGGTCCGTGGGCCGGCCGCGGGAAACGAGTTCGGCTTCGCGCTGCAGGTGATTACTGCTGACGCGCTTGACGACACGCTGAACGGATACCGCGGGAGCAACGCAATCCGCATGGGCGTCGAGATCGACTCCGTCGGACGTCCCGTGGCTTATCACGTCCTGTCGGTGCCGCCTGGCGACGTGGGCCTGCCGAGCGCGCGCACAGCGACGCGCCGTGAGCGGATTCCGGCGTCGCAGATCGTGCACGCGGCGGTTTTCGAGCGGGCCGACCAGTCGCGCGGCGTGACCTGGTTCGTCGGCGCAGGGCGCGACCTGCGGCACCTCGAGGGATACCGCGAGGCGGAGCTGGTCGCGGCGCGGACCGGCGCGAGCAAGCTCGCCACGCTCTACAGCGAGACTGGAGACGAATACACCGGGAGCGGCGAGGCCGAAGAGTCTGCTGCCGACAGCCCCGACCTCTCTTATCTCGAGACCTCGGAGCCGGGCGAGTGGCACACGCTGCCGAAGGGCTGGAGGCTCGAACCGTGGAACCCCCAGCACCCCAACCAGAGTTTCGGGGATTTCAACAAGGCCGTCCTCCGCGCCGTCGCTGTTGCCGTGGGCGTGTCCTACAACACGCTGGCGTCCGACCTCGAGGGTGTGAACCTATCGAGCTTGCGAGACGGCAAGCTCGACGAACGCGAAGGCTACCGACTCCTGCAGGCGTGGGCGGGTGAGGCGATCACAGATCCCGTATTCGGAGCCTGGATCCGAGAGTCTCTTCTCGCGCGCGCCGTGCTGCTACCCGCGGTCAAGCTCGCCAAGTTCGAAGAGCACCGCTGGCGGCGCCGCGGTTGGAAGTGGATCGACCCGGACAAAGAGCAGAAGGCGAACGAGCGCCAGCTCCGGCTCGGAACCAAGGCCGTGTCGGACGTGCTCGACGAGCAGGGTCTCAGCCTGACCGACGTCCTCGACACGATCGAGGAAGAGCGGCGCCAGTATGCCGCGCGCGGCCTCGTCCATCCGGTCGACCGACAGGACGGAGACGCTGGAGGAGCGAATGCGACGAATGAGCCGCCGGAAGGTGGAGACGCTGCAGACACCGCCTCTGACGCGAACGGCGACTGACGTCGGATGGACGCGCGCCGCCGGTGACGACGCCGAAGAGTCGCGCGTGCGGGAGTTCGCCCTGGCGTCGGAGTTCCAGGTCGAGCGGTTCTTTGGAACCGAGATCCTCGAGGTGTCGTCACGCGCCATCCGCGTCGACCGCGTGGACAACGGCGTCGCGCCACTCCTGATGGATCACCAGCCGTCCGACCAGGTCGGGCGGATCGAGAGCGTCAGCATCGGAGCCGACCGCGTGGTGCGCGGCCGGGTGCGCTTCGGAAGAAGCGCGCGGGCTTCGGAGGCGCTCGCTGACGTGGACGACGGGATCCGGACGGCCGTGTCGATCGGCTACCGCGTCCACCGCATGGAGCTCGTGGAGTCGGATTCGGAAAGTGGGGACACTTTCCGGGTGACGGACTGGGAGCTCTTCGAAGCGTCGCTCGTCAGTGTGCCCGCCGACCCGAGTGTCGGTGTCGGACGGGACGCGAGCGACCGCACCACCATCCGGACCGAGGTGGTCCGAACCGAAGAGGGTATCCCGATGCGTGTCCTACACCGCCAGAGTGGCCAGGTGATCGAGATCGAGGAAAGCGAGTTCGACGCTTCACTCCACCACCGCCTGGCCGAGCCGGCGCCCGAGAACGGGCAGAGCTCGCCCACCTCCGCCACCACAACTCCCCCGCCGCACGCCGGCGGCACCGTGCGCGCCAGCGAGACGCCCGAGGACGTCGAGCGCCGCGCCCGTGAGAGCGAGCGCGAGCGGATCAGCCACCTGGAGGAGCTGGGGCGGCAGTACGGGGTCGCGCGCGACCGCGTCGAGAGCGCCGTCCGGGACGGGTGGGGCGTCGAGCGGTTCCTCGGCGAGCTCCGCCTCGATCGCGCTCGCGAGGGACGGGGGCTCACGCGGCCCGCGACCGAGCTCGACCTCTCGGCCCGGGACGTCCAGACGTTCAGCCTCATGCGCCTGATCCGAGCCATGACTCGCCACGCCACCGCGTCGGAGCGAGAGGCCGCCGGTCTCGAGCTCGAGACGTCGCGCACGATCGCCGAGCGCCTGGGCCGGGAGCCGCGCGGCGCCTTCGTCCCGTACGACGTGCTGTCCCGGAGCGCGTGGGCGCCTCCGGAGCTCCAGCAGCGCGCTCCGGCGGGAGTCGCCCAGCCGAACACGCAGGGCGCGGGTCTGGTCGGCACCGACCACCTCGCGGGCTCGTTCATCGAGATCTTGCGGAACCGGTCTGCCGTGGTACGCATGGGCGCCACGGTCCTGCCAGGCCTGGTGGGCGACGTGAGCATCCCGAGGCAGACGGGCAGCGCCTCGGCAGCGTGGGTCGCCGAGAACGCCGGCAGCGGCGACACCCCGATCAACACGGGGAACGTCGCGCTCACGCCGAAGACCGTCCGCGCTCGCAGCGACGTGACGCGGAAGATGCTCCTGCAGAGCTCGCCAGGCGTCGAGATGCTGGTCCGCATGGACCTGACGCGCGTGTCGGGCCTAGCGATCGACGCTGGCGCCCTGAACGGAGCCGGCGCGCCGGCCCCGCTCGGAGTGCTGCAGACCATTGGCGTCGGGTCCGTCACGATCGACGCGACGGACGCACTGTCGGAGTTCCGATCGGTGATCGAGTTCGAGAGCGACGTCGCGGCGGCGAACGCGGACGTGGGCGAGCTCGGCTACCTGACGACGCCGGAGATGCGCGGCAGGTGGAAGGGTCTGCCGCGCGACGCGGGGTCGGGGATTATGATCTGGACCGGGGGCAACGGCATCCCGGGTCAGAGCAGCCCCGGCGAGCTCAACGGCTACCCCGCGATGGCCACGAACCAGATCCCGAAGGATCTCGGGGGCGGCAGCGACGCGCACGGAGTCGTGTTCGGCTACTGGCCGGACCTCCTGATCGGCGAGTGGGGCACGCTCGACCTGCAAATCGACGAGATCACGCTCGCCGACTCGGGGGGTCTGGTGCTGCGGTCGTTCCAGGACGTCGACACCGCGTTGCGGCACGCCGTCGCATTCTCGGTAGGCTCTCTCAACCCGGCGGCGTAGGCATCGGGCTTGCCCCAGCCTTGACCGCCCTAGCCAAGAGAGCCGGCGGCTCCGGGATCGTGCCCGGCGCCGCCGGCGCCTCTCGAGGTGAATCCATGGCAGAGACGACCCTCACCGTGAGGCTGCTGCGCGACGTCCGACTGCGCGACCGGCCGGACGAACCGATCCGCCCCGTCAAGCGCGGGACCAAGGTGTCGCTGCCGCAGTCCATCGCTCGCGAGCTCGTCGTGGGCAACAAGGCCGCGCTTCTCAACGCCGGCGACGACCAGGGACGCGACCGCGATGCCGACGCCGCAGCGGCGTCCAGCAAGCGCAGCCGGTAGCGGCGCAGGGGGGCTAGGGTGGCCGTAGAGAGCCCAGAGGATCGGCTCGGCTTTTTCGAGCCGGGCGACTTCGGCTCCGAGGTCGTCCTCACCCCGCCGTCCGGCGGCGGAGCAGCGCGCGAGATCGTGGCGATCTACGCCACGCGCGGCACGGACCTCGGCGTCGGGCTCGACGCGGAGGTGAGCTCGCACGCGCCGGAACTCGTTGGGCGGGCTGAGGATCTCCAGGGGGTCACGGCGGCCTGGACCGTCGAGGTCGCCGGTGTCGGGACGTTCCGCGCCGCGGAGCGGCCTGAACGCGACGGCACCGGCATGGCCCGGCTGCGGCTCTTCCGGGGCGGCCCCTGAGCCGTGGCGCATCCCCGGAAGCTCATTCGCGACCAGGTCGTGAGTCTCCTCGAGACCGAGGCCACCATCCAGGCGTCCGGGTGGCGGGTGCTGCGCTCGCGCGTCCCGCCCGTAGATCTGGGCGAGTACCCCGACCGCCGTGTGCTCCTGGTGTACGGCATGGGAGACGGTGAGCCCGAGCTCCTGGCGGAGGGGCCGCGGACGTGGCGCCGCACAACGCGGATCGAGGTCGGTGTCGTCGTCGATGCGTCGAGCGGTGCGGAAACCGAGAGCCTCGACGACACGGTCGACGACCTGGCCGAGCTCGCGGAGCGGAGGATCCTGGGACGCCCCGACCACACGTTGGGCGGCCTGATCCACGATCTCCGCTACGCGGGGACCGACGTGGTCGCGAACGTCGAGGGCGAACGGCCGACGTGGGGCCTTGCTCTCGCTTTCGATGCGGACTTCCTGACGGACCAGACCGGTGAGATTGTGCCGGCCGACGCAAGTGGTATCGACGTCGACTGGTTTGTGTCAGGCCAGGACCCGGATACCGACGACCCTGGGGCCGAGGACGTGATCGACCTCGAGCCTTCCCCTTAGCGGAGGATCGCCCATGCCTCTCGATCTCGTGTTCATTCGGCCCGCGGACGGCCGCCGAGTCCGCGACCCGGATACCCGCGTTCCGCTGCCCAATGCAGGCCGCTTCGTGCGGTGGACCGTGCACTGGCGCCGCGCTGTCGAGGCCGGCGATGTCGTCCTGGCGGACCCGCCCAGCAACGGGGCGCCCGCTGCGGCAGAGGAGGGATAGCCCGTGACGATCAGCTTCGACGAGATCCCGCTCACCCTCCGGACGCCGGGGACGTACCTCGAGGTCGATCCGACGTTCGCGAGCTCGGGTATCGCGCTCGTCCCTCTGCGCGGGGTCCTTCTCGGCCAGCGCCGCAGCTCGGGCGCGGTGGCGGCAGGCGTGCCCACCACGATCACGTCTGGTTCCCAGGCTGCGGACGCATTCGGAGTGGGGAGCCAGCTCCACCGGATGGCGCTCGCGTGGCTGGGAGCCAACCCCACCGGCGAGATTCTCGCCGTGGCGCTCGACGAGGCGGGTGGCGCCGTGCAGGCGACCGGCACGATCGACGTCACCGGGACGCCGACCGGCGGGATCCTCCCGCTCTACATCGGCGGCGAGCGGCTGCTGGTGTCCAGCGGCGGCGGCACGGCTGCCGCCGTGGCGTCCGCGATCGCGGAGGCCATCACGAACCGGCCGGAGCTGCCGCTCACAGGCCAGACCAACCCCGGGGACGACCAGCAGGTGATTCTGACGGCGCGCCACGCGGGCGAAGCGGGCAACGCGATCGACGTCCGGACGGCGCACTTGCCCGGGGAGGTCGTCCCGGCAGGGATCACGGTCACGATCACCGGCCTGGCCGGCGGCGCCGGCAACCCCGACGTCGGCAACGCGCTGACGGCACTGGCGGGCGAAGACGTCGACGTGATCGTGCACCCCTATGTCGACGCCGGCAACCTCACCACACTCGAGGCGGAGCTCGAGACGCGGGCGGAGGCCACGCAGGGGATCCCGGGTGTCGCGATCACCGCCACAACCGGCACCGCCGGAATCCTGGCGAACCTCGGCGACGGAAGGAACAGCCCCTACTCGTGCATCGTGGGGCTCGAGACCATGCCTGCTGTACCCGAGGAGGTGGCGGCCGCGGTAGGCGGCCTGGTGGCCTTCCACGGCGGCAGTGACCCGGCCAGGCCGTTCCAGACGCTCGAGCTCGACCGCGTCCTGGCCCCGTCCGTGGAGGATCGCTTCACACTCACGGACCGCGAGCTCCTGCTGCACGACGGAATCTCGACGCTCGAGGCGACACGGGATGGCCGCGTGCTGATCGAGCGCCTGATCACGACGTACCAGGAGACGCCGCAGGGGTCGCCGGACGAGGCGTTCCTGAATCTGAACACGATGCTGCTGCTCAAGCTCACGCGGCGCAGCTTCGCCGCGCACATGCACCAGAAGTTCCCGCGCGCGAAGGTGAAGGACGACGGTGAGAACGCAACGCCTGGCGTGGCGACGCTCACGCCCCAGGTCGCCAAGGCCGAAGCGCGCGCGTGGTACGGGGACCTCATGGACCTCGGGCTCGTCGAAGACCCAGAGGGCTTCCTGGCGAACTCGCAGTTCCTGCGCGACCCGCAGGACCCCGACCGCCTCAACGTCCGTCTCGCGCCGAACTACGTCAACCAACTCCGCATCGTCGCGGTCAAGCTCAGCTTCCGCAACTAGAGGAGGTGCGCCGTGGTCTCTGGGATACTCGAGCTCCGCGTCGATGGACAGCAGGTCCGCCTCAAGGGCGACTTCACTTACAACCTCGGCGGGCGCTCTCACCAGGGCGAGGCGGGACCGGACGGTTCCGTCGGCTTCGTGTCGCAGCATCTGGTCCCGTACATCGAGGGCGAGGTGTGGGACGATCCCGAGCTCGACGTCCTGTCACTCCGCAGCGTCCGGGGTGGCACCGCGACCGTGCGCCTGGAAAACGGCAAGACGCTCTCGTACCAGGGCCTCCACGGGGCCGGGGAGTGGGATGTCAACGGCTCGCAGGGCGGTATCTCGATGCGCTTCGAGGCGTCCGCCGCTGCCGAGGTGCGCTGATGGCGGAGCGCATCGTCTCGACTGTGCAGCTCGAGGAGCCGATCGAGGCATTCGGGCAGACGGTAGAGCGCCTCGAGTTTCGCCGCCCCACTGCGGGGATCACTCGCCACATCGGCGCGCGTCACGCCGACGGAACGCCAGTTTCGGACGGCGAGGTGCAGCTACGCATGCTCGCCGAGGTGACCGGCCTCTCCGAGGAGGCCGTTGCGACGCTCGGGTGGGACGACTTCGAGCGGGCGCAGCAGGTGCTCGGGCAACTCATGGACGGGAGCCAGGGCAAGCGAAAGCAGGGGGCCCGCTCCAAGAGGGGAAAAGGCTGAGGGTCGGACGCTGGACAGTGTCCCCCGCGTTCCACGACGGGCTCGGCATTCTGGCCCGCGTGTTCGGCTGGGCGCCATCTGAGCTCTGGGCGTTGCCGCTCGACGATCTCCCGCTCTGGCTCGACCAGGCGGAGAAGGTCCTCCGACGCGAGGCCAAGGGAGGTAGCCGTGGCCGCACGTCGTAGCCGGCAGCGCGTCGAGGTGCGGATCGAGGCGGTGGAGCGGGTCGCGCGCCCAATCCGTCAGGTGAATCGGCGCCTGGAGCGCCTTTTGGGTCCGATTAGACGTATCCGCGCGGGCTTCGCGGCCATCGACCGCGAGAGCGGATTCCGGAACCTGCGCCGCGCGAGCGGTCAGCTCTTGCGCAGCGTGGCGCGCGTCGCCGCGGTCGTGGGAGGGGCCGGCCTGGCGGTCGGCCTCTTCACCCGGCGGCAAGCGGAAGCGGCCGATGCGATCGCCAAGGTGTCCGACCGCGTGGGCTTCACGGTGCGCGGCTACCAGTCGATCCGCTTCGCCGCGGACCGCTCCGGCGTCTCGCAGGAGATCCTGAACAGCTCGCTGGTGGCGTTCGCCAATCGCCTCGGCAAAGCCCGGGCCGGCACGGGCGGTTTGTTCAACATCCTGCGGCGCGTGAACCCGGAGCTTCTCCGTCAGCTCCGTACCACGGAAGACAACGAGGAGGCGTTTCGCCTCTTCGTCAACGAGATCGGCAGGCTCCCGAACGCGGCGCAACGTGCCGCCCTGGCCTCCGCCGGCTTCTCCCGTGCAGGCGTGCCGCTGGTCAACTTGGCCAATGTTGGCGCCGAAGGCATCGCCAAACTTGAGGCGCGGTTCCGCGCGCTGGGCGGCGGAGTTACGGAGCGCGCAGCGCGCCAGGGTGAGTCCGTGGTCGATGCGATCACCGACCTGCGCGCCGCGGCGTCAAGTCTCGCTGCGCAGGTGGCGACCGATCTCTTTCCCGTGATCCGCGACCTTTCACTTCAACTGACTGAGTGGATCGCGAATAATCGCGAGCTCATTCGCACCGAGATCTCTGGGTTCCTGCGAAATGTGGTCTCTGGGACGGTGGCACTGGCCCGTGTTCTGCGGCAGGTGATCCCCCCCGTCGCGGAATTCGTCCAGCGAATGGGTGGGCTGCGGACGCTCGCGATCGCGGCCGGGACGGTGCTCACCCTTACGGTCGTGCCGGCGGTGGCCGCCGTGGGCGCTGCGCTCACGACCACGGCCGGTCTCGTGATCGCGGCGGTCGGAGGCATCGGCCTTGCGGTGTCGGCGCTTGTCGCGAACTGGGACGAGCTCAAGAGCGCCGGCGTCGACGCGGTCGAAGCGATAACCTCTGAGGTGCGCCGCCTCGCGGGCCTGATCCCGCAATCGGTGATCGACTTCTTGGGATTCGGCAGCGCGCCGGAGGTGTCGTCGCTCGCTCGGGCCGGCGGCCCCAGCGTGATCGGTGGCGCCGCCAGCGGCCTCACCGAGGCGGCCGGGGGCGCCGCCGGAAGGGTGGATGGTACGCTCCGCATCCAGGTTGACCAGGCCGGGCGCGTCGAGGGGGCCTCCCTTGAGAGCACCGGCGACCTCGAGCTCGCGCCCGACGCCGGCTCGGTACTGCTGTCGGCAGGCTAGAGGTGCCATGTGTCCTGGGTAGAGCGGCTCCGACCCGCCAGCTTTCGCGGGGTGCCGTTTCGCGCGCGCGACGAAACGCGCAGCGGCGGGCGCCGCGCACAAACCCACGAATACCCGCTCCGCGAGATCCCGTGGACGGAGGACCTGGGGCGCCGCGCGACGCAATGGGAGGTTAGCGGCGCGCTCTACGGGGACGACTACGACCTTCACCGCGACGCGCTCGAGCGGGCCCTGCAGGCCCCCGGCCCGGGTCGGCTGATCCTGCCACGCATCGGCGAGCGGCAAGCGGTCTGCGTCGACTACACGATCACCGAGCGTGCCGACGAGGTCGGCGTGGCCCGGCTCCGCGCAACGTTCAGGCCTAGGGGCCGGAACCTGCACCCGCGCGCCGTGGTCGACACGCAGCGCCAGGCGGAGGAGGATGCGGGCGGGCTCCTCGAGCGCCTGGGTGACGTGGCCGAGCGGCTGCTGGCATTCGATGGAATGCCCGGATGGGTCTCCGACGCGGGGATCGCGCGAGCGGGCGACGTGCTGGCAGGCATCCGCGACGCGAGCGCCCTGGTACGCGGTGCCGGGGACGCCGTTTCGCAGCTCCGCGCGCAGGTCACGCGCGCTCAGGCGGAGCTCGGCACCGGCGGGCTCGCCTCGCTGGGGACAGACCTCTCGGACCTCTTTCGCGACCTGGCCGCGCTTCCGGGCGACGCCGGGCGACTCTTCAGCGCCGGCGAGTCGCTTCTCTCGCTCGGAGCGGCCTGGGAGGACGAGCCTGGGTCGACGCCCAGCGTGGCGGCTGCAAACGCAAATCAAGAGGCCCTGAGAGCGCAGGCCCGGGCGGCGGCGCTAGCGGTCATGGCGAGCGCTGCCGTGAGTCTCACCCCGGAGAGCGCCGGGGAAGCCGTCGCGCTCCGAGAGCGTCTTGTGGGGCGCTTCGACGAGCAGCTCGCCGTGACCACCGACGACGAGCTCTTTGGCGCCCTGGTCACGCTTCGGGCTTCGGTCGCGCAGGATCTCCGGGACCGGGCAGCTCAGCTTCCGCGGCGCGTCGAGGTCCGCGTCCCGGCCACCGTGCCGGCGGTGGTGCTCGCACAAAGGATCTACGGCAGCGCCGAGCGCGAGGCCGAGATCGTGGCGCGAAACGGAGTGCGGCACCCGCTCTTCGTTGAAGGGCCGACGATCGAGGTGCTGTCGGGTGGCTGATGCTCAGGTGGAGCTCAGGATCCGCGGTCAGGTCCTGGGGGGCTGGACGTCTGTCTCGGTGACCAGGTCGGTAGAGACCGTGGCCGGCACCTTCGAGCTCGGCATGTCGGAGCTTGCCCCTGACGATCCGATCCGACGCCGGGTCGCGCTGGGGGAGACGGCCGAAGTGCTCGTCGACGGAGAGACCGTGCTCTCCGGCTACGTCGACCGCTTGGCTCCGAGCTATTCGCCGAGCGGTCATGAGATCCGCGTGGAGGGGCGGGACCGGACCGGAGACCTGGTAGACTGCACCGCTGCACCGGGCCGCTCTGAATGGGTGGGAGCGCGCGTAGACGAGATCGCGCGCGATCTTGCGGCGCCGTTCGGAATCCGCGCCCAGGCGCGTGCGGATCCTGGCGCCCGCTTTGGCCAGTTTCGGATCGAGCCTGGCGAACGGATTCTCGAGACGATCGAGCGCGCCGCGCGCTACCGGCGACTGGTCCCCTTCTCGGACGGGCGCGGCGACCTGGTCCTCGATCAGCCGGGCCGGCGCCGCGCACACGGCGAGCTCCGCCTGGGGCGCAATCTTCTGGGCGCTCGCGCGGTCTACTCTGACCGGGAGCGCTACTCCGAGGTCACCGTCCGAGGCCAGAGCCCAGCAGCCTTCGACGCCTTCGGGCTCTCCTCCAGCGCTTCCGCCGCCGACCCTGCCATCCGCCGCCACCGCCCCCTGGTGGTGCAGGCGGACTCGGCCGCGTCGACGGGCGAGCTCGAGACGCTGGCGCAGGCAGAGGTCTCCCGGCGCGCCGGCGAGGGCACGCGCATCCGAGCAACCGTGGTCGGTTGGCGCCAGACCCCCGGAGGCGAGCTCTGGGAGCCAGGGACGCGGGTCACGATGCGCGACGCGTGGCTGGGCGTGGCCCGCGAGCTCGTGATCGGCACGGCCCGCTACACGCTCGACGAGACGACGGGTGAGACCACGGTGCTGCGCCTGTTGCGTCCCGAGGTCTTCGCGGCGCGCCCGCTGGATGAGCCGGCTTCGCCGGAGGCGGAGCTCTGGAGCCGTCCCGGTGCGTGAGCTCTGGCGGCGGCTCCGGGCGCTCCTCTGGCGCGCCCTCCTGCGCCGGACGACCGAAGAGTCAGGACAGCTCCGTCGGATCGAGGTCGAGGGGTTCCCCGGCGACCGTCTGCGCGGCGTCGAGGAGCACTCCGCCTACGGCTTCGAGGCGCGCCCTCTCCCGGGCGCGGACGTTCTGATGCTGAGCCTGGGCGGATCGCGCGGGCACGCGGTCGCGGCATCCGTCGCCGATCGCCGCCACCGGCCGAGCGACCTCGAGGAGGGCGAGGTCGCGCTCTACACCGACGAGGGAGTCGGGGTCCGTCTCCGGCGCGGCCGCGTGGTCGAAATCCGGGGCGCCGAGCTCGACCTGGCGTCAGACGAGCCTGCGACAGGTCAAGCCAACGTGCAGGCGCCGACGGTGGTCGTCCAGGGCGACGTGTCGCTCGAGCTCCGCAGTTTGGCCGCCATCACGATCAACGCCCCTCTCGTCGAGATCCAGGGCCAGGACGTCCGGGTGGGCAACGGAGGGAGCGTCACCGTGGACGGCGGCGGCGGCGCGGTGGTGGACGGCGTCACCGTGGCGACCCACGTCCACGGCGGGGTCTCGTCCGGGAGCAACCAGTCCGGGCCCCCGGAATAGGAGAGCAGCTCGTGGACGCAGCGCTCCGGAGTCAGACGACGACGCTTCGCGGAGATCTGGTGCTCGACCCGCGCCGCGAAGCGCTCCTCGAGGAGCAGACCCTCGAGACGGCGCTGTACCTCTCCCTGTTCACGGATCGCCGCGCGGAGCCCGAGGACGAGCTTCCGAGCGGTGCCGCACGGTTCCAGCGCGCGGCGGACCCGGGTGGCTGGTGGGCTGATGCGGACTATGGATCGCGGCTCTGGCTCCTGGCTCGTCAGACTCTTACGTCCGAGACGCTCGAGCGTGCGCGCTCCTACGCGCTCGAAGCTCTCGCCTGGCTGATCGACGAGGGTCTGGCCGGCGACGTCGAGGTGGTGCCGATCGTGCCCCGCGATGGGTGGCTGGGGCTCGAGATCACGGTCTCGCGTCCGGACGCGCCGCCGGAGCGGTACGCGTACGTCTGGGAGGTGTAGATGCCGCTCGAGCGTCCGAGCCTCTTGGCCATCCGTGAGCGCCTGCTGGCGAACCTGGACGCCGAGATCCCTGGCGTCCAAGCGCGGCTGCCAAGGTCGATCCTCGAGATCCTGGCGAGTACGGCTGCGCTCGGAATCCATGGCACCTATGGTTTCGGCGTTTCGATCGCGCGCGATCTCTTCCCAGACAGCGCGCAGGGCGACGCGCTCGACCGACTGGCCAGCCTCTACGGGCTCGAGCGGCGTCCCGACGATTTCGCTGAGGTGGTGATCACCTTCTCGGGAGTGCCGCAGACCTCGCTCCCGGAGGGCACGCGTCTGGTGCGCGACAGCGACGCACTCGAGCTCCGGACCACGTTGGGCTCGTCCACCGGATCTGGCGGTCCTCTGCAGCCTCTCACCGTGGCGCAGCCGCTGTCGCCGGGGCGTATCGAGGTCGTGCCTGGCGAGTCTTACACCTTTGTCGACCCGCCGCTCGGGATCGATGCGACGGCGACGCACGGGCTCACGAACAGCTTGGGCGCCGACGGCGAGAGCGACACGGAGCTCCGAGAGAGACTGCTTGCTCGCCTGGCGGCGCCGGCGCAGGGCGGGAATCCGACCGATTTCCGGCTCTGGGCGCTCGAGGTGCCCGGGGTGACCCGGGCTTTCGTGCGTCGCCCGGATCCCACCGCTGGCGCGCCGGCCGACCGGACGGTCGCCGTGCGGCTAGCGAATGACGACGAGGATCCCCCGGTCGCGGCCGCCGGCACGGTGACGGAGGTGCAGTCTCTGCTCGACGCGCGCGCTCCGGTCGGTGCGCTCGTGGACGTCCAGAGCGTCACGGTGCGCGACCTCGATCCGGAGATCGCCGTGGTGCCGGACACGCAGGAGGTCAGAGAGGCCGTAGAGGCGGAACTGCGCGCGCTGCTGCTGCGCGAAGGCTCGCCGGGCGCGACGATTCCGCTCTCGCGGTTCGGTGAGGCGATCTCCTCCGCGCCCGGAGAGACGGATCACTCGATCCTCTCGCCGGCGGCTCCGGAGGTGGTCGGGGACGACGAGGTGCTGCGAGTCGGGACGATCACCTGGGCCTAGCAGTGGCAGACCAGCTTCCGTCGCTCGACGCATACACCGAGGTCCTGGCGGCGGCTTTGCCGCCCGGACGCGCGCTCGACGCGTCTCCGGATACCGCGCTGCGTGGCGTCTTGCGAGCGCTCGCGGCCGAGCTCCGCGCGGCAGACCGGTGGCTCCAGGACCTGCTCGAAGAAGCGGATCCGCGCACCACGTCGGCGCTGCTGGAGGAGTGGGAGCAGGCGTGGGGGTTGCCCGACCCCTGCGCTGGCGCGCCGCCCGACAGCCTGGCCGGCCGTCGCGACGAGCTCGTGGTCAAGGTGACCACGGAGCCCAACCTCACGGCCGCCTTCCTGGTGGAAGCGGCGGCGGCCCTGGGCTTTGCTGTCGCTTTCGACCCGACGCCGTTCCCCTTTCTCGATGTCGTGGTGCCGAGCGTGCCGGTGCTGCCGTTCCGGGTCGGCGCGAACCGGGTGGGAGAGCGACTCGAGCGCCTGGTCACCGACGAGCGCCTCCTCTGCGTGCTGCAGCGGATCGCGCCGGCTCACCTCACCCCGCGAATCGTGGAGTAGACCATGCACCACCCGGACGGCGACGACGTCGCGGCCACCCTGCCGAGCTTCGAGGACGCGGGCAGCCAGCTTCCGAATCGCTACTTCCGCAACGCCAACCCGACCGCTGGCGAAGAGGCGACGGTCCTCACGCGCGATTTCCTGAACGATCTCCTGATCAACCTGGAATGGCTGCGCGACCAGGCCGGAGAGACCTGGACCAAGGGCCGAAAAGAGGACCTCTTCGACGCGCTCTTGGAAATCCTCGATTCGCGCCGCGCGGCGGACGGCACGCGGCTCGAGTGGCAGGCCGCCGACGAGCTCCGTCTGCACACGCGAGGCGCCGACGGAAGCATCCGGATCAAGCTCGCGCAGAGCAGCTACCGCACGCCGTCGCCGATCGCCTTCCTCTGGCCCGAACACGTCCTCCCTGGCCAGGAAGTGGCCGAGGACGTATTCATCCACGCCTACCTGAGCCGCAGTGGATCCACGGTGTCCCCGGTGCTGTCGACAAGAGACCCGGTCGGGTCGCGTCACCCGGAGCTCCCCGACAGCCGCTATGTCGGCAGCGCCTTCCGCGAGAGCTCGCGGTTCACGCCTCACTGGACCGACGGAGCCAACTACTACCTCCGCGAGATTCCGGACGCGCTCCAGGTCGATCTCGGAGCGCAGAGCTCGACGGTGGTGAAGATTACGACGCCACTACCCGAACACTTCCGATCCGCATACGGGGCTCTGTCGCTTGGCGCGGGTTCGCAAAGCGTGTCCTGGTCCCTTACCGATCCCGCCCAGGTCGGGGAGGTGTTCTCAGGCACTGTCCCCTACGGACGGATCGGTGGCGCGCCAGCGACCGTGCGCGGATACTCGATCGGATTCTGGTTCCCGGTCGTGAACCGAGAGGTCGGCATCGTGTCGGGTATTTTGGGCGCCGATCCTGTGAGCTTTGGCGAGCGTCTTTTCATTCTGGGTTGGAGCCTGGAGGTTTCATAGATGCGTGTCTTGTCTTCCCTGCTGTTCGCACTGGCGTTTGCGGCTGGTTCGGCCTGGGCGACCGACGTCGTCACGCCGGGCACGCTGCCGTCGGATCCCGCTCCCGGCGAGTTCGTCTGGGTGGACGGGGCGGCCGCCGGGGCCTGCGACACCGTCGGCCCGGATCGGAACCTCTGCGCGTGGAACGAGACGGCTGGCGACTGGCAGTTCGTGCAGCGCGGCGGCACGGAGCCCGGCATCGCCCCGGCTCCGCGCACGGTCGCGACCATGGAGCAGATCCAGGTCGACCCGAGCGGGACCAGCCTCCCGCAGAACGCCGTCAACGGCATGCTCGCGCTCGAAGCGCTCGCTTCGGGGGTGGCGTCGCAGTGCACGCTTGCCGCAGGCCCCGACCAGGTCGTGACCGAGGGCGGGTCCTGCGGCGCGGAAAGCCACGGCCA